AGACAAAACTGTGCTGGGTACTGATTACCTCTCTAACATCCACGAGTTCTACGACAACGCTGGTAACGAAGTAATCTTTAGTACTGGTAACAACAAGATTATGACAGGTACGACTACACTGGTTGACGCTACGCCGGGGTCGTACACAATTACAGCTAACGATTGGAAGATATTTAACTTTAACGATCACGCTTACTTCTTCCAACGTGGCTACGAGCCTCTCGTGTACAGCAACAGTCTAGGTGCAGTTACTAAGATGTCCAGTGTTGCTGGTGCATCTGTAACTTCTGCACAGTACGCCAACGAAGCTATAGGTGCTTACGGTCGTGTGTGGTGCGTAGGTAACGCTACTGATGACAACACGATTTACTGGTCTGACTTGTTAATAGGACACGATTTCTCTGGTGGATCTAGCGGATCTATTGATGTGTCTAAGGCGTGGCCTAACGGGTTTGACAAGGTTGTAGCTATAGCGGCACACAACGGACTGCTAGTGGTGTTTGGTGAAAACAATACGCTGGTTTACGGTGGTGCAGAGAGTCCAGCAAATATGGCTATACAGGACACCATTCCGGGTGTTGGCTGTGTAGACAGAAAGAGTGTACAGAACATAGGAACAGACTTGTTGTTTTTGACACAGACAGGTCTTAGGAGTTTAGGTCGATCTATACAAGAAAAGTCCTTGCCTATTACCGACTTGAGTAGAAACATCAAACAGGAACTAATTGCTAACACACTGGCAAAAACAGAGTCTGTTAGCACGGTGTACAGTCCTGAGAACTACTTCTATCTTCTGTGCTTTCCTGATCTCAACCTCGTGTACTGCTTTGATGTACGAGGCACACTGGAGAACGGTGCGTACAGGGTAACACGATGGCCTAGTGTGGACTTTAAGTGTTTCCACAGGGACAGAAACGGTGACATATACATAGGCACAACAGCGGGTGTAGGAACGTACAACAACTACTTTGACAACGGTAGTGTTTATCGTTTCCGTTACTACAGTCCCGGCTTGAGCTTTGGTGATCCATCTAAGATTAAGATGTTGAAGAAAATTAGACCAACAATTATTGGTGGTAACAACGCAGACATTTTTCTCAAATGGTCTTACGATTTTTCAACAGCAACCAGCACTAGCACGTTTAGAACTAGCAGTGCTACGCCCGGATTCTACGGACAGTCTGAGTACAACGTAGCAGAGTTTTCAGAAGAAGGTACAATTATTAGCCGTTCTTCTATTAATACGACAGGCTACGGCTCAGTAATTAGCGTTGGTCTTGAGACAGACATCAACGGCTACGCTTTGTCCATACAGGAAATGAATGTACTAGCACTGATAGGTAAAACGCTATGATGATGAATTATAATAAGAAAAGAGGTACTTACTAATGGGTATTCTAAGCGATCTCTTAGGTGGGGTAGCTCTTGATCTGTACGATGAGATACCTACACAGATTAAGGCTATATATGATCCTACTGTTGAAGGATATGAGGCTCTCCCTGAAATAACGGCTCCTGACATAACGTTCCAGCCGTTTACGGTCACTGGTCCAACAGGAACAATTGCTGGTGGTCCTACAGGAACTACTTATTCTTTAGGTGGAACAGGTCAACAACTTCAGAGTGCTCTGGAATCTGCGGCACTCTCTAGGTTTGGTGCTACTCCTGTTGGCGCTGGACAACTGGGAACTGTCGGTCAACAGTTGTTGGGCGTAGGTCAACAGCAGTTAGGCGTATCTCCGTTTGGCCTCGCTGGTCAACAACAAGCGGCACAACAGGCGTTTGGCTTAGGTGGGCAGTTCATGGGTCAAGCTGGTATGCCTATGGGTGCTAGAGAACAAGAGGTGTACGACAGAATTAGGGCTACACAGCTTGGTGAAGAAGAGCGACAACGGCTTGCTCTAGAAGAACGTTTGTTTGCCCAAGGCAGAGGTGGTGTACGCACTGCTATGTTTGGGGGTACGCCAGAACAACTAGCGATGGCTCAAGCACAAGAGCAAGCACAAAACCAAGCGGCACTAATGGCTATTACTCAAGCACAACAAGAACAGAGACAAGCGGCTGACATTGGTGCAACTTACGGTCAGCTAGGATCTAACATTGCTACTCAACGACAAGCTCTAGAAGCCGCACAGCAAGCAATGGCTATGGGTGCACTACAGGGCGGCATGGGCTTGATGGCAGGAGGTCTTGGGTTAGAAGAGGCACAGCAAGGAATTGGCTTGAGTGCGCTTCAGGGTGCTTACATACCACAGGCGGCTATGCTCTCTGCGTTCTCTCCTGCACTCAACGTTGCGTCTATGACTGACGTTGCACGTAGACAGATGGGACAGTACGGACTTGAGGCTCAGTTGGCTAACTTAGAAGCAGACGTAGGCAGACGCCTTGGCCTTGCTGAACTCTACGGTGGAATGTTTACTGGCGCTGGTTCTTTAGTCGGTGGCTTGACTAGCACAACCGGTAGTTTGATTGGTGATCTAATAAATAAATACTCAGACGTATCTCTGAAAACTAACATTGAACCTGTTGGTAAACTACCTAACGGAATAAACCTGTACACTTGGGATTGGAACGAGGAAGGCAAGAGAATTGCTGGTGACGCTCCGACTTACGGTGTAATCGCTCAAGAAGTTCAAGAAGTAGCACCAGAAGCAGTAACCCGTGGAGATCACGGCTACTTGATGGTCAACTACTCAAAGCTAATTTAAGGAGAAACACAAATGGCTGTTAGAGGATTTGACGTAGGTGGTATGTTCCAGAGAAGCGGAGGACGCATCGGTGCTAACATCGGTGCTGGAGCCGCCGCTATGGGCGCTGGTTTAGAGGGTATGTTTACGGGGATCAGAGGAGGTCTAAAGGAACGTCAGGAAAGGCTTGATGCTGAAAAAGCACAACAGCAGTTTCAGCAGATTATGGGGGCTTATGGAAATAACCCTGCCGAACTAAGAAAACAAGGGTTATTAGCAAAATCTAGCGGAGACGAAAACCTACAGCGAATAGGAGAAATGCTGATAGCTGAAGCAAATCGTGCACAAGAAGTTTTAAACAAACAAGCGGCTAGAACTACAGAATCTGTTGAAAGGGCTAGAGGTCGTTACGATGCTCTAAAAGCGGCAAGAGCAGGCACAGATACTGCTTTTGATGAAGCGGTTACTTTGCGTAGAACTCTACAAACAGCAAAAGAACGTGCAGAAAGTTCAGAAGCTACAGATAAAGACAAAAGGCTTTACGATGCTTTAAAAACTCGGTCTATTACTCCACAACAGTATACAGCGGAGATGATTAAAGATCGTAAACTCTCGTCTAAAATTGTTGACATACAAAATCCAGAAACAGGAATTGAAGAAAAAGTTCAGATTATTGTTGATGACGTAACTCAAAAAGAAGTTGATAGAGAAGTTCTTGGTCCTGTCGCTCCAAAACAATACAAAAGTCCTTTAGACACGACTAAAGGAATGGAAATTATAGAGACGACCAGAGCCTCTATGAACAAAGCAGGAGAAGACGCATCAACTTTAGAGCGTGCTGCTGCTTTTGCTCAAAACAGAGACGCAACACAACGTGGAGCTTTAGGTACTGTTTTTTCTGGTATGAGAGAATTTGCGGGTGTTGGAACTGAAGTAGAGTACCATAGGGCGCAAATCAGGCAAATTAGAATGCAAGGCGTTCTTGGTATGCTTCCTCCCGGTGTTGCTTCTGATAAAGATGTTCAACTAGCTATGGACGCTAGTGTTGACTTTAACAGTCTAGATAACGAAACAGCCGCTAGTTATCTACGGGGTTTGGCTAAAATAAAAAGAGCACAACAAACGTATGAGTCTGAAAAACTGAGGTGGATTAGAGAAACAGAAGATCCTAACGCTCTTGGTTTTGATGATTACGTAGCTTACAAAGACGCAAGAAATAGGATGGTTGACTTTGTAACGGGTGATGCTGCAAAAGAGTTCTTAAAAGAACTAGCAGCCGCAAGACAGCTTCCAGAGCCTCAACAAACGGAGCAGATACAACGCTTGCGAAACGCTGGTTTTGGAGACGAACTCAACGAACTCGACCAAATAGAAGCTGCCATAGCAAATTGGGAAAACTACGACAAAAAGCCAGAGGGATTTAAAGATGCCTGATCGTGGAGACATAAGGAAAAGAATGGAAGAGGAGTTGTTTAGTTCTCTAAACGAAACTCCAGAAACTCCTCCTTCTGCACCTGTAGAAGTCCCTCAGGATTTGTTAGACCTCCGTAAGAGACTTGACGCAGAACGTAGAAGTTTGTCTAAGTCAAAAACTGAGCGTACAGTTGACGAAGAAAACTGGACTAACGAAGACTCTCTTGCTGCAAGCGAGCGTTTTTTCTCTAGTTTGCTTCTTGGTTGGGGCGATGAAATGCAGATCGCTACTCAAGCTCAGTACGAATCTATGTTTTCAGGTTCTGACGAAACTTACGAAGACATCAGTAAAAGACTCAGGCAAGAATACGACGAACGGCAAGCAGGTTTTCAAGAAAGACAACCGGGAGCTTACCTTGCCGCTGATATTGCAGGTGCTGTTCCTTCAGCCTTCGTTCCCGGTTTGGGACAGGCAGGATTAGCGGCTCGCTTAGGAATGGCAGGCTCTAAACTAGGTAAAGGAGTCCAAACAGGACTTGGAGTTCTCACTGAGGGTGCAATTTACGGTGCTGGAGAAGCAGGCGAAGGTCGTCGTCTTGAGGGTGCTGCAGAAGGAGCCGTTGGAAGTGCGCTCGGTTACGGTGTTTTGAGAACAGCCGCAAAAGGCTTAGGCGGTACAATTAATATCTTTACTAGAAAAAACGTAGAAGGAGACCTGATAGACGAAGCAGGTAACTTTACGCCCATAACTCTTATGGCTGAAAAGCCTACTGGCAGAGAAGGGGTGTTGCACACTATTTATACTGATGTAATTGCTCCTTCTTTTGGTGGAAAAGGAATTATTACTCAACAAGAAAAAAGAGTAGTAGAACCTATAGAAAAAATGATTGAGCAAAAAACCGATATGACAAAGGAAATGATTGCCCGCTCAAAAATACAGAACCAAAAAGCTAAAGAGGCGTTTAGGGTCGGCACGAGAGAAATGCAGAATGAATTTGCTGCCGTTAGCAAAGCTATGAAAAAGGAAGAAACAGCAAAAACGATAACTCCTTTAAAAGATAAATTAAAATTATTAGATAGCGGAAAAGATGCAGAAATTATAGAAGCTGTTACCAAACAACAGGCTAGAGAAGTAGACGCTTTAGAGCATCACTTTAGAAACGCAGCAGTTATTGAGAGTATGCCAGCTATTACCACTTCTAAAGATTTAGAGGATGTTTTGTCTATTCCTTCTATTCAAGGACAGATTAAAAAACTAGACGAGCTATGGACAAAGAAAGGCTATAGCATGATTAAGGACAAGAAAATAAGGATTAATGTAAATGCCTTAGAAAAGTCTTTTGCTGAAATGATCGAAAACGACGAGTTTTTTCAGTTAAACATGAACAGTATTCCGTCGATTAAAAAATCAATACAGAAATCTATAGAAACAGTTTCAAAGTTCCGTGATAAAAACAACAGAATAGACGGAGAAATATTAGCGCAACTAAGATCAGACTTAGGTAAAGCAGCGAATATTGCTACTGATCCGCAAGTAAAGGGAGGTCTATACCAAACGCAATCAAGATTAGACGATTTAATTCACCACGAATTGACTGATACTCAAAAAGCTCAATTTAAAGCTGAAAGAGATAAATATAAGTCTGTTGTTGTATTAAGAGACGCTATTGAGTCTACGTCTAAAGTAAAAGGTGCTTTTGGTCCAGAAGATTGGAGAAAGTCTCTAGACAAAAACAACAAAAGGGATAAAAGGTACGGAACAGGGACTTTAAGTAAGGAAGCCGATGCTTTAACTACTCAAATTGAAGACGTTAAAAAATCTATTGGAAGAAGAGGAAGTGAGGCCGCTAAAGCAAAAGCCTTCAAAATACAGGCGGTAATGGAAGACCACCAAGCTAAGTTAAACAAAAAAATAGCGGAACTTGAGGCAAAACAGAAGGGAACTTTGAGTCGTCGTCAACAAGACTATGACAAACTCGTAGAAGCAAAACTGCAAGAACCCGAAATAAAAGCGATGAAAGACGAAGTTAAAATGTTGGGGCAGCGTTTAGCGCAGTTAAAGCAACTGAGCGCCACCCAAAACCCGTCTTGGTTCCACACAATGGCTGCTTCGCAGATGCTAAAAGGGTTTTTAGGGTCCGTAGCTCCCGTAACAGGTTTTGCTATTGGTGGTCCAGCAGGCGCAGCTTTAGGGACCGCAGCGACCGTTGCTGGAACTTACGGTTTAGGCAGAGGACTGGCTACACCAACAGGACAACGCTTGATGGCAGGACAAACACGACCACAGATGGCTACTCAGCGTTTACTACAGGCAGACGCCACTGGAAGAACAGCAGACATCTTGTCACGCAGTGTTGGAAGAGTTGGTGGTACAGGAGCTACTCAGGGAATGTTAACAGGAGAACCGAACAATGAGCGACGATAAGCACACAGTAAGCTACACATCCCACGACTACCACAGTATGTGCCAGAAGTCAAAGGAAAAGATTCGTAAGATGCAACAAATGGGAATGACTACGCCCCATGACCCGAAAGACAAACCAGAGGACGTAGCCAAGCAAGACAGAGGTTACTCTGTGTTCTTCCTAAGTTAATCTATAATCAACTCACGTAGTCTACGGGCCTGTACTCTTACGGGCCTCAAGACTCCCCTCCTGTCAAAACTCTCGTCGTTCACTAGCGACACGTTGTACCTAACCCTGTTGATAGCGTAGGCAGTATCCGTGATCTGCCTGTGTCCTGCTGATGCTGTCTCAGGCGTGTTTACAACTTCGTTACACACCAACAGAGAGTTACTGTGGAACACCCCGTGTACACCGTAGGACATCAAGTCATCGTAATCACCGCACACATCGTTCCACCCGTGTCCAAACTCAGGGAATATGTAGCCTGACTTCTGGTTACTCTGGTTCTCAGGTCCGTGTGCTAAACCTACTGAGTGTCCTATCTCGTGTAAGTCTGTGTATACGTCACACTGAGACATGGATGCCGGTGGCTGTCCCTCGTTGAAACGTGAGTTAGGGTAAGCCACACCACAGGTATCTCTGTAGGACGTACCGTAAGCCAGCACAACGTCCACAGGGAGTTGATTAGCTTGTCGTTCTACGTCTTCTAGTGTGTGGTAGTGGGCTAACCAGACCTCCTTTAGCTCGTACCTAACGTGTACACCAGACCTCTCGTACACCTCGTTGTACTGTTGAACCCTGTCCTCCCACCGTTGCCACGCCTCTGGGTACTCGTACATCAACTCTATCGGTGTATCTATTCCGTACTTAGTGTGAGAGGCGTACACGAGCACCCCTAGCTCCCACGTAACCACACGGTCATCGTCTTCACCGTAGTAGATAAACGGATAAGACCCCCTCTGTTCGTACCCCTGACAGTCTAGGTTACTCTCAGTAGGACACACGGGTTCTGGATCAAGCCTAAACTGTATCTCCTCAACACCCAGAGTAAACACACCGTCACCCGTAGATCCGTCCCCGTACAACTCCACGGTACAGCACCCGACCCTCTTGGCTGTACCTCTGGTTGTGCTGTGGTGTACCATGCCCCAAGGCTCTTCACGGCCCAGCATATCTTTGTAGTCCACAGATATAACCACAGGGTCAAACCTGTCTCCAGCTTCCTTGACCAGAGACAGATTGAGTTTACGGGAGAACCCACACTTACGTGACCTAGGGTCTTTGGTTACGTACCTGTTACCTTCTGTGTCCTCGTAGATAGCCCACTGGACACCCGGATAGTGCTTAGAGCAACCAGAGCGTACTAGGGTGTCAGAAGAGGCGTTGGGCGCTCCGAAGAGCAACCCAACTAGAACGTACCGTAGTAACTTAGAGTTCACAGTTGTTGCCGGTACAGGCCAACTGTTGACTACCCTCAGTCATATCAGACTCCTCACTAATATCCCATTTGATCTCAGTGGGGAAGCCCTTTACTAACTCGTTGTACGTCTTTTTGTCCACAGGCTCGTAAGGTGCTTGCTGGTACGTGTGGTCTGAGTACGGTAAGAAAGAGATACCACTTACCTTGTCAAACTTGTTGTACAGCCACTGTCCCACCTCCAGAAACTCGTTGTCACGGTAGTAACAAGTCATGGACGGCTTGTGCTCACACCAGTAATCCTGATAGATCTCCCATAGCTCTAACTGCTCCATAGCACCCATCTCTGAGGCTGTCACAGCGCCCTCTGGAGACGCAATAGGGAAGGAGAATACCCTAGTACTGGGTGACATCACATCGTCCTCTACAGGAACACCAGCGGCCTCTAGGACGGTGCAAAGTGGGTCACGAGCATCTGCACGTACACGCCGAATGTATTGTGCAGAATAACGAGGATGGATACCACTAGCGCTATCGACCAACTGACTAACAGTACCCGAAGGCTTAACAGCGGTAATAGCGGCAGAAGTGTTGATACCCAATCGCTTAGACCACTCCTTGTTAGTTTCAATAGCCTCATTACGCATCTCCGTCAGCCACTTCTTGAGTTTACCTTTGTCTCCTCTGCCTGACAGCAACGGGTGATCCATGATGCCTGTCAGTGACACGCCCAGCAATGCCTCTTCTTCCGTATTTACTCTCCAAATATTTCTGAGGTATCTGAAGTCTGTGAGGGTAGCCTGAAGAGTCCCAAGGATAGTCGCAACCCGAACTTTTCGTTTGAGGCTTGCGAGTGTATCCTGTGGCCTAACAACAACCTCTGAAAGATTGCAGAACTGGTAGGGTCTGAGGATGATTTCGCTACACGGATTAGTTCCGAAATCATAGGTAGCATCTCTTCGGTCATTTCTTGAAGCCTGTTTTTGACTTGCGACTCTGCTAAATACTCCTCGTTCTCCTGATTTTGATTCATATAAGCTGGTCCACTCATTTAGAAATGCCTCAAAGTCTGGTTTTTCTGTGTAACACGCTGAGTTATTCGCTAGTCCTCGCTGGGGTTCGTCAACGTACCACTGCCCGTGTTTGCACCTTCGGAGTCTATCGTCTGTGAGGTTACTGAGGCTGATGAGTGCTGATCGTCTGACTCCTCCGACAACGACGATTTGAGCAATCTTACAGCAAAGATCGTGACATTCAATGGAGCTAAGTTTTCGTCCAGAAGCCTCCCGAAACAAGTCCACCGTGAATCGGAACAACTCGACGAGAGGTTCAGGGCCACTTGCACGACCTCCGAAAGTTTTGAGCGGGGAACCTGAAGGTCGTACTCTACTAACGTCCCATCTGGGAACTTGACCTGAATACAGCAGTGATACCAACTCCCTAAACGATTTCGCCCATCCGATCTTCGAATCTGCAACATTGATAACTGTATCTGTTTCATGGAACTCCTCCGCAACCTCCGGTAATTTTTGTACGTACTGCCGTTCAACACTGAACCCCACGCCTGTGCCACACATGAGAACGTACATCATCTCATCGAAAGCCTTGGGGTGGTCTATTGGTAGGTAGCTACAGTTAAACCCTGCTACGTTGTCACGATCCAGTGCCTCTCCTGCGGTCATCAGTGCTCGCATAGAAGGCATTACGTCTAGGCTGTGGATAGCCTCGTACACCTCATTACGTGCAGTCTCTGGCAACCTGTCGCCCCAGTAGTTAACGTAGCGACCTACTGTTTCTTCCCAAGTCTCCCTACGCTTCTCATCTGGTAAGTACCTAGCGTACCGTGACTTGTGTATGTACTGTTGATATGCGTCCATTAGTCCTCCAAGAGTAGTTCTTTGATAGCAGAAAACAATTCTTCCATGTCTGAGTAGATCATTGTTTTACTCTGGTCATCGTACCACTCAAGGATAAACCCGTTGTTGGCGTTTCGTATTGTTACGTCAGTTATTCTCATTCAGTTACTCCTAGTGTTTCGTTAATGATTGCTTGTGCGGCCATCTGAAGTAACATATATACTCCGTCAGGGTACTGCTCGTTGGACGCTACTTCAAACATCTCGCCGTCTTCGTACATGATGACAGCTACCTTTACCTTTCGTCCCTCTTCCTCGTGTTTTAGTGCTTTGACTACAAACGCAGACAGAAACTCTGATGTTGTGATTTCGTCCTTCTCTTGATCTTTGTTACCAAACTTACCTTCTACTACTTTCACGGGCCTACCTCCTTGATTAACCAGCCTAGGTAGACCTGCGCTTTCTTTAGATCCTCTACGCCGTTCTTGTACTCGTACCTCCAAAGGTACTTCAGGCAGTTACCCTTGAGATACCCCTTGTATTCCTGCGGGTGCATGGACGCCTTTATTGCTTCGATGGCCTCTATCGCTCCCTTGTTGTAGTGATCGGGCTGTGTCACAGGGTTGTGTTTGTCGCTGGGGTGAAACAGCTTACCTGTAAAGGTCTTGGATTTATTAACCTTGTCCCACTCTTCTGGTTTAGCATCATCTAAAGATCCGTAGTCTGTCCACTCGTTCTCACCACTGCTCTTCTGCATACTCTGCCTCTTCTTCCTCTAGTTCCTCATAAAAACTGTCTAACCTTTTGATTAACTTATCTTCAAATCTGTCTAGTATTTCTTCAGATGAAATCTGTAGGGCTTCTAGAAGATCGTCAGGATCGTAGAACCGCAACAACTTCTCCTTAATTTCTTCTAGTGTCAGAGACATAATCAACCAACTCCTTTAGTGTGTCTATATTATACCATAGTATTCCCTGTTTGTCACACCATTCTGCCATAGTAAGTTTGGTACTTTTACTCACTTTTTGGTTAGGCTTCATCAGTACAAAGATGAGTTCTTGCGTCTCTGGGAGACACTTAGAGATCGCTCTATACTTCTGCGTGTCTCCTGCACGAAAGAATCCTTTGCACTCAATGAGGTACGATCTTCCTCTGTACTCGTACACAAAGTCTGGTGTGTACTTTCGTTCGATCCTGTACGGTACTTGGTACGGCTCGTAGCTAAAGCCAAATGGTTGTAACTGCTTTGCGACATCTTTTTCAAACTCCGATCTAAAGTTACCCAGCTTGGATTTCCGTGACCTTCGGCTCATTGAATACCTCTGTTAAATATCTTGGACCACTTGAGTAGATGAAGGTTCTTACTTCGGGCCAACAGGTAAATTTGTAGGGACAGTAAGAACAACCGACGGCGAGCTTTCTGTTTCCACTTTTGCCATCTGGTACGGTTTCGTGGCAAAATCCTGGCGGCTCCGGTTGCTTCACTAGCTTTTTTATGCGTTCAATGTGCTCCTCTATATCGTAACCAATCTTTTCGTGAACGGGAGCCTGAGTGTCCTCAGAGTCGTACAAGAGGTACGTCAGGTGTCCGTTCTGTTTGTCCATCGCTAACCAACCAAACGATGTTTCACCTTCGGAGTGTGCGTACCCTTTAATTTGAGCAACGTATCCAAACGGGTCATCATAAGCCAGACTTCCGTCCTTGAATTTCTTAAACCCAAAAGTGGACACACTCTTAACATCAGTGACAACACCATCAATCTTGCAGTCCATATGACCCGTAATGCCTGATACTTCACACAGCTTTTGCTCATCTGTTACCTCGTGTCCTGATAGCTTAGTGAGAAACAGAAGCATCTCTTCGATCAGATGCCCGTACATAAACTTGACGTGTGTGTTGGGGGTCATCTCCTCTTTTACATCTGGGTTGTTCACAGCGTTCCATAGGTAACGATCATCACGACCAATGTTAGACATACGCAACAGGCGTCCATCGTTACGTGGTTCAGTAAACAATTTAGTCATAAGTTGCTTACAGTTTTCACCGAAGTTTTCTATCTCGTCGTACAGATCGACGCCCTCTGGCACTTCTTTGGTAGACACTACGTTGTAGATGTCGTCTACCAGTGAGTAAATACTTTTCATACTAACTCCTTGTGCTTAACCCAAGTAAGTTTTCGTTTTTCAGGATGAAAGCACAAAAGTTTAACTCCCATTTCCTTTTGTTCTTGGGTTCGTGATCCGTGGGCAAACCATCGCCCGTCTCTGTAATCTTTATTAGCTGTTTTTACATCTACTAAAGTACATTCTCCATTTTTATAACATATTAAATCTATAGGGCCAGTTGATGCAGGGTTTAAAAACACCTCGTAACCGTTGTCCCAGAGCCAAGTGACTGCGTAAAACTCAGCTAAATCTCCTTTTCTACTGTCGCTCATTGGTTTCTTCATCAGTGTGTCTCCGCCCACGTTGATCCAACTTTGTACTCTCCGTCAAGGGGGCATCTGAGTTGAAATGATAGACCAGCCGCCTTGATGCACTCAACTGCGAGCCAGCCGAACTTCTCTGCTTGTTCTGTAGCCACCTCCGATTGTATTTCGTCATGTACGTTCCCTATAAACTTGTAGTCAATCTTGTGTTGTGTTGCGTAGTCATCCAACAGTACCAGTGCACGTTTCATAATGATTGCACCGGCAGACTGCAAGAGTGTGTTCAGTGCACTATGTTCTGATCTGACCCAGAGTTTTCGTCCGTCCAGTCCGACGAGGTATCCTTTCCTAGAAGCAGATCCAACTCGTTCTCGTAGAGTTTCAAGAGAAGGTGTATTTCGTAAAAAGCGTGTCCTAAGCGCATTGCCATCTTTTGCCGTTCCTCCGACGATGCTTCCAATCTTGGCGTCTCCTGCCCCGTAGAGGAAAGCATAGATGAAAGTCTTTGCTTGAGGTCTTGTTGCAAGTCCAGAAGCAATTTGATTTCTGGTGTGAATGTCGTCTCTAAGCAAGACATCTGTAAACTCCTCGTCGCCCATGTAGTGTGCGAGCATCCGTAGTTCTAGTCCACTAGCGTCAACACCCACTAGCTTACGTCCCTCTGGTACTATCCAGCAGTCACGGCACTCCTTGCCAAACTCAGAGTTAACTGAAGGAACCTGTGCCATGTTTGGGTTCTGGTGAGTCATACGTCCGGTTACAGCACCGTTAGTAGTAACCCTACCGTGTACCCTACCGTCGTCCTGTACGTGCTCTAGCCACGAGTTGACTTGAGCGTACCGCTTCTGGAGTAAGAGGTATTCCAGTACTTGTTCCGCTTCGGGAACATGATGATTCTCCCTAAGCGTCTTTTCATCAACAACTGGTTTGCCTGTCGCAGTGAGTTCCGTCCATACTGCGCCCTTAGCTGTAAGCCTGTCGGCCACTTGCTGTCTTGAGCCAACATTGAATACAGTGACCTTATCCTTGAGCCGTTTACCAGTTTTCTCTGAGTATCGCTCCTCAATAATCGGCGGGAAAAGCGCCTGTAGATCCGCTTCAATAACATTCATGCGCTCCTTAAATTTAGCACACAAGATGTGACACAAACGCTGATCCAGTAACCAACCGTTGCGCTCCTGTCCTTGTATGATCCACTGTACCTCGTGCTCTAGGTCAACGCTCTCCTGAGAGAATCCGTCTAGCTCCACCTGTAACCGCTTGTACACCGCTTCAGTAACTTCCGTATCCCTAATACAGTAGTCGATCATAGCTGGTGTCAACTGTGACCAATCCTCGTGGTCGCCCTTGGGGAACCCTAGAGTGTTGCCCCAGTTCCGCAGAGAGTGACCACCAGAGCGGCTAGGGTCTGCTAACCTAGAGAGGACAAGTGTATCAACGACACTGCTCCTATCAAAAGTAAAACCCCAGATACGCTCAATAACAGGAACGTCGAAGCCAATTCCGTTGTGGAATACGAACGTAGCCGCCGCCTTGCGAGCCACGTAATCCTTGAAATCTTGCTCATTGCATATTACCTCGCTTTCTCCGTTGTGACGGCACACTGCACACCAGATGGTTGTGGCGTCCAGACCGTCAGTTTCAATGTCACAAAAGACTAGGTTCAAAACTCTGTCTCCGGTGGGTTAGGATTAGCACACTCGTGTATGCGTCCGGTAAACTTGTCGTACCGTAGCCAACACGCTGGTCCTGTCTCTCCTGCGTAACGGTTCTTCAGAATCCTGACGCACGTAGTGTTCCTTACGTCTTCGTCCTCGTGTTGCTGGTTACGCTCCATGCCTATCACGATGTCTGACAACTGTGCAATGCTCTGGCTACCACGTAAGTCCTGTAGACTGATCCTGCCTCCGTCCTCGTGTGCTGTCCCAGAGGTACGCTTCAGGTGAGACACCAGGAAAAGTGTAATCCCTGTCTCTGCCACCAGTGTGCGTAGCTTGGTCATAATCTCGTCTATGGCTTTCCGTTCGTCCCCGTTCTCTTGAGAAGAAACCACGATGGAGAGGTGGTCGAGGATGATGTATCGACAGTCGCAGGCCTTTGCCATGTGCCGTACTCTTGAAAGAAGTTCGTCGGCAGACGTTGACCCCCAGTGATCAAACAGGTAGTAACGTCCAGAACCCATCGTTGCTTCCCAGTAAGGCCTAAGCTCATCAACAGGCGTGTCTTCCTCCAAGTGTAGTCGCCTAGATGATGCCACCGACATAATTCCCAGAGATGTTGTTGCGACGTCTTCCTCCAGTGCAAGTACACCGATGTTGGCGTCTGTGCGTTGGAGCAAATCGTACTCAAGCTCTCTGATAAACTGGGACTTTCCCATACCACTACCGCTGGTGATAGTGACCAGTTCGTACGGTCTGTGTCCTCTCGTGATTTCATTGAGTCCTTCCCACGGGTACGGTATACTCTGTACCTGTCTCTTGTTTACCAGTGCGTCCCATGTGTCAGTACCAGCTATGATACCGTCTGGCCTGTACACCTTGGCGTCCCACCAGTGCTGTGTAAACTCTTGCACACGGTTAGCTGAAAGCATGTCCCCAGCGTCCTTCATGGGTAACTTGCATATCTTTAGCTTGTTAGGACTGAACAGGTGCTTGACCTGATCCACAGCCATATCACCAGCTTTGTCCTGATCGAAACAGATCACTACGTTGTCGTAGCCCTCCAACCACTCCAAGTTCTGCTTGATCTCTCTTGCGGCACTGCCAGCGCCTGACCGTAGGCTCACTACGTCGTACTTCTGTCCGAACATCTCGTAGACAGCCATAGCGTCTAGCTCGCCCTCAGTGATCGTGATGTACTTCCCTGACCCACGGCACTGCTTCTGACCAAACAAACCAACGTTGGTCATGTTACCAGAACACACAAACTGCTTATTGCTTACGAACCTCTGCTTTGACGCTACTAGCTCTCCCGTGTCTCTGTCGTAGTACGGGTAGTAGTGGGTAGCAATCTTGCCGTCTGGTGCGTAGTCAACCGTTACCTGATACTTCTGTGCAGTTTTCTTTGATAGCCGTCTGTCGGTAATCTCAGCTACCACACCGCTCATCCTCAGATTAGATGGCGTTTGCACAGTGTCCATCTCCTGTGGTGATACTGTCCCTGATACGTGGTATCCACAGTTAGGGGTGAAACAGTGGCGACCACCGTCGGAGTAGACCGCCACGTTGTCCCTACTTCCACACTTAGGACATTCCTCTTTGTGTAGGAAAGTAGGTTTCACCTCAGAAGTCTGCCGCTTCTGCTGATACCTCTGCTTCCTCTAGCACCTTGACTGCCTCCAGATACACGGGTGTACCGTGGACAGGGTGTGCTGGACCCGTCTTAAACTTCAGACGGACACGGGAGTTGTAAGGAACCTCCCCGTTGTACCGATCACCTTCAGCGTCGTACATATTGATGGCGTACTTGGACTTAAACTTACGCTGTTTGTTGCCCTCGTAGTCCTTGATCTTTACGCCCTGTGCCGCTAAGGTAGCCGCATCATCGTCAGACATGGTGATGGTCATGCTGAACGTACCAGTATCCTGGCCGTTGTACACATCAGTTTTGGTGACGTTTGAGAAGTTCACCGTTCCTTCAATAACTTGACTTGCCATATGAGTTAATCCTCGTTTGTTAAAAAGAGTTCCCGTAGGAACACCTATAGTATCTCACGTTCAGGGTCTTTTGTCAAACCCTTTTTACGTGATTGGTATTTGTTGGCATCTTTCTTTCTGTCCTTGTGTACACCTCCCTACTTTAGTTTCTCCTTTAGTATTATTCATTAGTATATATCCTTTAGTTAATAATCTTTAGATATACTTAAGTATATGTTATCGTAATTCTCCTGTAGTGTCAACACATCATCTTGTGTAATAATACCACTACTGTCCTCTATGTCAACCTCCACCATGTTCTCTAGTTCCCAGTGTGTTGCTATGGATACTGTCAAACAGTCTGTACATAGATCATAGTGAACACCCCTAGCGTCCTTTTTTAGTGCCTCTAGGTCATCTAGTAAAACGTCGCAAGCCTTACACCTCATCTGGATACCCTCCGAATACTTGGTTGTATGCTTTTACTAACTGGTTGTAGCTCATGTCCCTGTACTTCTGGCGTAGTACTGTACGTGCTATGTTTAGTGTTTCAGCAAAGCCTATGAAACCTAGTTCGTACTCTGCTATATCGTGTATCATCTGCTCTTGTGTCAGATCTGGTTCGTTGTGGTCGTTCATTACACTGCCTCCCGTCCGTACCATCGCATAGGGATGCCCCTAGCGTCCCAATCGTCTGCTTTGTAGTTGTAGTACGTCATATAAGCGACTACTGGATCACTATTCTTGCACTCGTCAGGCATACACTGTGGAAAAGTGGTCAGAGGTCCGTCAGGTATAGCCCTAGGAGGCTCTGAGAGCGTCTCCCAGTGATCTTTTAGTGACTTGTGTACCTTACCATAGCGTTTAGTATATTCGTCGCCTAGCGCCTTCCAGTGAGCTACAGCCCACAAGTAGTTTGAACGTGTCTCACGTACCCACACGGTGCAAGGGTGGTTTTTGTGGGTACTTTTGTACGCCACTTGCCCACCGTCTAGCTCGTTATGTGCTGTTGACAGCATTTGTGCTTCTTCTAGTGGCATCTTTACAACGTGTTTGTCACACTGTAGCCTAGCGGCCTCGTGTGGGTCACGGTCTAGGTAAAATATGTTCACTTGTTGTCCCCTCTATAATTCCATCTGTTGTTCGTATATCTCTTTTTAACTGCTGAAGATACCTCTCGCAGTCCTCTACTGTTATTATATCAACAATACCTCGCTCGTCTATCTCGTCGCAGTACTGAGTGTAAACTGCGGCCTCATTGAGCAGTTGGTACGCTCTGGTTGCCTTCACCTTTAGTTTTAATGCTTGGCTTGTCATACTTCCTCCCCGTGTGGCTCCCCGATCCCATGTTTATAATACTGCTCTTGTCTAAACTCAAACTCGCAAGTCTCGCACAAGCCGGTATCAGTGTCAACACTGTCGACAATTTCGTAACACCCGTCACAAATGTGGGTGTACTCTAGGTAGTCCACTCGCTTGTACGGGCCAGTGCCGTCACAGTAGTGGCTGTAGTCACTGTAAACGTCATCTTCATTCATGTCTAGCGCTCCTCTAGTATTCCTCTGAAAAGATTAACCATGCGGTTACTACTAGGCAACCGAAACCCCAAAGCCACGTTATTTCATTTTCGCACATTAGTCAATCCCTCTGTCTACTGCGTCAAAGTTGTGGAGGTATACAGCCATCGCAAACCCCCGTGGCGTTAAACTTCTGATGTACTTGGTACGTGCTGACTTACCACCTAGCTTAACGTGGCCAGGATTATCGTGAGCCAGCGCTGGTAGTCCTGATTTCTGCGGTATTATAAACCCGTTGCCGGTCCAAAGGCAAGTCTTTTTGTTGTACCTATCTTTCTCTGGTATGACACCAGGAAACTCTGGGTGTGGACCGTCAGGGCAGTAGTTCGCAAAGTCGCACGGGTGGAACGTAAAGTCGGGCTTACGCCACAGTGTAGACAACACGCTCACGGGGTTCTCTACTGCATACGGCACTCCCCACTGCTCCGCAAGTCTCGCCATGCGTACCGCCTTGGTCTGAAACTCTGGATCTGCCTGTCGCTTACGCTCAAAGTGAGCCGCACCAGACACAGCCAGATCAGTACACGGGGCAAACGAAATCACGATGCTGGGTGAACGAAAGCCAAGCGCAGACAGATTGTTGTCTACTGCTTGCTTTGCGTCAGTCCTGCTTAGGTCAATGTTAAACCTAAAAAAACCGTAGCCGTGCGTCTGCATCAGGTGGTGACCGGAGTGGTCGGTGTCCTCGTAATCCACAGTCACCACGTTGTAACGCTCGCTCTGCAACCACGGGAGCATGGCGTAGTGACTGTGATTAAACAGAAACAACACTGTTGGTTTCATCTGTCGAATACCTCCATCTCGTCAAGCTCTACAAACTCGAACTCTTTTTCCATCTCAAATTTCTCACGCTTGGCGTCTTCAAGATACCTGAAAACCAGGATTCTTGAGTTGCCGCCAAAGTCGTAACCTTGCACTACAAACACTGTTTCCATGTTTTACCCTCTCGCTATTACGTTTCGCTGTTGTTTTTCCATTGTGCGCCCGTGTCCAATGTAGCAGACTACGGACACTGTTTTATCCCAGCAAGCACGGCACTTGTCACACTTGCCTTGTCTCGTGTACGCCTCGCAGACTACCGCATCCCGTGGCACAGTGTCAACCGTGGCAATGGTGCTAGTGGTGTCACCGTCTACCGTCTCGCCCGTGATACTGTCAGATGACAAGCGCACAACAACATTGGGTAACGCTTGTAACTGTGCGAGCACTACCGCAAACTTGCTGAATTTGTACATGCGTGTGGGTATCCAGTGTTTAACCCACGGTGTACGCTCGCAGACTTCCAGAATCTTTCGGGCTAGTCTGATGTCGTACATGTCGCCACTGTCAAACCATCGGAAATACCGATCATTATCTAGCTCTGCGACCATATCATCTACCCATGAGTCACGTTTCCAATCGTCACGGTTGTGTTCCCGTGGTGCACGTACGTTCTTGAAACGGTAGTTTCCCGTGGTGGCGTAGCATCCGCTACACGCTGGCACTAGGTTACCATCGGCGTCTCTGGACGCTGGACACGTATCCAGTGCTTGCAGTGACCATGATCGGCATGGCATCTTTGAGGCTTTAGATAGTTTGATCATAATGGTTCCCTTTAGTTCTTAAAACTTATCATAGTAATACCACGGCGACGCAACTCTTGAGAGGCATAGTGGAACTCATCCCAGTACTGCCCTGTTTTCGGGTTGTCTATTGTCTCCCCTACCTGTGCCGCAGTATAGGCGTCATCTCTAATGTAGATCAATGCCTCTACAGGGAGCGTCTTAAAACGTGCAATGGTATCACTGTGCCAGTTATTGTTAATCATGGTCTAACCCTCTTTCGTATGTTTCGTATGTTTAATCGTGGACACCGTATAGATGCCCACTGTTAAACACAAGATCACTTATCGGTAATAGTACCAAATCCTACCTTGCGTTGTGGCTTACGTAGGCTTACGCTGAGATACCAGTACCCAGCATTCATAATGTGGAAACAAGGCCCACGGTTGTAGCTGATCGGCTTGCTGTCACGCTTACGCTTGCGAATGATTACAGAACGTCCGAATACCTTTGTGCGTGTTACGTTTTCCATGAGTATGTACCTTTGTTTGTTTGTGTCGGTTGCACCGTTGCCTTCCGACTTGTGACCATCTTACCGCAACCGTAGATGTTCGCAAGTATTCTTTTGTGTGAATATTACCACAGTTAGACTATTGACAGACTACCGTGATCTGTGTTACTCGCACGTGCGCCCGTGTATAAAAGGTTGCATGAATTTAACGCTTGACAACTCGTGTTGTCTGTGGTTGGGGTGTAGCCAGAGGGTCCAACATAGGCTCACACACTTTGTCAACACAAATTTACCTGTGAATATTACCAGTGATAAAACACTTGACAACTCGTGTCAACTGTGGTAGGACTCCGGGCCTCGTGACTACCACAGTTTGCCCCGTGTGTCAACCCCTGATGCCTTGTGAATATTACCAATGTTTTTCCTTGCAATCGTGTTGGTCTTGTGTTAGACTGAGGTGGCCCTTTGTTTTGACACGGGGGGAGGGGGTTGACCTGTGTTAATTATAGTTGTACCCACCTCTGTTCATAAAAGAGTGAATTTAGCTAAAAAAGAGGTAAAAAAGAGTGTTTTTAACTCGTGTTTAACCCCCTGTTTTACCTCGTGTTTACCCAAAGGCGGGGCAACACAAGTAAATCTATAGTGTCCCTAGTATACTTTGTGTAATATTAACATAAATAATGCTTGACTTTTGAGTAAAAATATGGTATAATATACAGTATATACTAGGTTGTATTTAGTTACACGTATGCGGGGCTTAGTTTACTACTAAACAGTTCGTATAGATCCCCTCATATGTTACAACCTAGGCAGGGGACTCATGCGAACTAGCGTTAAACACAAGGAAACAGGAGAATGTCAGAGTCAAGAGACAGTGACACCCTAAAATCTCAAGAAAACACCCTAGAAGCCCAAGCAGAGGCTAGAAAAGAGATAAATTTACGTAAGAGGTCTAGGGGTAGACCTAAAAAGAAAGAAATATCAGCTAAGTCTAAGGGCAGTAGAGGGGTCCGTGGCCGTCCAAAGGGTGACGCCGCTATAATTAACGAGTACAAAGCTCGTATGTTAGCGAGTCCCAAGTCAGTTAAGGTACTAGAGACTATCTTTGAGGCCGCTCTGGACCACGATCACAAGAATCAAGCGGCGGCTTGGAAATTAGTAATGGACAGGATACTACCTGTAGGTGCATTTGAGAAGGAGGTCACCAAAGATGGAGGACGAAGTGCGATCCAGATTAATATCACTGGGGTTGGAGGCGCAACAGTTGATTCTAGCTATCCAGAGAGTAGCACAATCGAAGGTGAACTCGTTGATTGACGAAGCAGAAGGTCAATCTGAACTGTTCTTTGAGTACTTGAGGACCAAAGCCTCTTGAGGTACTTCACAGTAGCTGAGTTCGACTGTCAACACACAGGCGAGAACAACATGGAACCAGAGTTCATGGAAATGGTAGATGAACTCAGGGATCGGTGTGGTTTTCCTTTTGTTATCACCAGCGGCTTTAGAAGCCCTACCCACCCCATAGAAGCCAAGAAAGATGTACCGGGAACCCATTCGCAAGGAATAGCGGCAGACATAAAAATAACTAACTCTGCTCAGCGGTACACAATAATAAGAGAGGCGCTTCAGTTGGGCTTTACGGGTATAGGCGTCGCTGGTGACTTTATTCACGTAGACACACGGGGTTCTGCTCCTGTGATTTGGGTATACTGATGCTGTACACTAAGAACGCTAACGTAACAACCACAGACGAGTCTACTATCGTTACAATCCCTAGCGGTTACGTAGCCCATTGGAACATGCTGTTCGTAAGTAACTTAGGTGGTTCTACTAACGGTGCTGGTATCTACGTATCTAAAGCAGACACAACCCGTATAGACATCTTAGGTGGTGGTAACGTGTCATCTAAGGAGTACATATTGTTAACTGACGGTGTGTTTGTTCTTCAGGCTGGTGACGCTATCAAAGCGTACACGACTGCCGCTGGAGACATGGAGTTTGTTGTAACCTTTGACTTGTTGGAACAACCAGCAGTATTTGTAAACTTTAACGGTGCGTGAAAACAATGATTACATTCATAGGGGCTGATTGGTGTCCTGCGTGTAGGAGAACCAAGAAAACCCTAAAAGAACTCAACATGGACTACAAATACGTAGAGATGCCTCCCGGTCAAGCAGGGTGGGACTTAGTAGAAACCATGACAGGTAAACGATCTATACCACAAGTATTCTACCACTTCGGTGGATCAAAGGACTTTACGGAAGCACTACAGAGTTTGCAGTTAGTTGACTGATCTAAACGTACAACTGTTGCCGTGGCAACAAGAGGTCTACTCTGATCCAACTAGGTTCAAGGTAGTAGCCGCTGGGCGAAGGACGGGGAAGTCTCGCCTAGCCGCTTGGATGTTAATTATTAACGCCCTACAGTCCGACAAAGGACACGTTTTTTACGTTGCGCCCACCCAAGGGCAAGCCCGTGACATCATGTGGCAAACCCTGTTGGAGCTAGGACACCCTGTGATTGCAGGATCACACATAAATAACCTGCAGATCAGGCTGGTCAACGGGGCCACGATTAGTCTCAAGGGAGCCGACAGGCCAGAGACAATGCGTGGTGTGTCCTTGAAGTTTCTCGTGATGGACGAGTACGCAGACATGAAGCCTGACGTATGGG